GTTTGATGACCAAGCAACTTTGGCTTTAATTAATTTACAACAAAACCCAGGTAAAACGAACGAGTTATTAACAGCTGTAGGTAGAGGCGATACAAGTGCGGCTAGAAATTTATATGAGAACTTTCATCTTACTACAGTAAATACTGGAGCTGAGCAGGCTAAAACGATACGCCCTAAAGTTGATAGAACCTTTAATAGTTGGTTAAAGCCTGTAGATGAAGAACCGGGATTTTTTGATAAAGTTGGGCAGACAGGCGATATACTTATGAGTGCACTAGGATTCGGAGACTCTACTCCAGATAAAGAACCTACTACTGAAACAGGTGTGGATGTACTTACTGCTCCCGCAAAAGAAAAGACGTGGGATGAAGAGTTTGAAGAACTCAAGCGGGTATGGGAGCTATACGAAGGTGGTATAGTAGACCGTTCTGATGTTAGTGAACGTATACACAACATAATGAAGCCAAGGAATTAGATTATGGCTATTGAAAAAGCGTTAAGTCCTTTACCTGAGAATATGCAAGCCGAAGGCGCTGAAGTAGATCTTGAGATTGAGGTTATCAATCCTGAGATGGTTACTCTCGATGACGGTAGTGTAGAGATAATGCTCGTCCCTGACGCAGGTAAGGGTAAGGATGAGGAGGATGAGTTTGACAGTAATCTAGCAGAGGATATGGAGGAGGATGAACTCCAGAAGCTAGCCGATGAGATTACTGGTCTTGTAGACGCCGATGTAGATAGCCGAAAAGAATGGGCTGATACCTTTGTAAAGGGCCTTGATGTACTGGGCTTTAAGTACGAGGAGCGTACTGACCCGTGGGATGGGGCGTGTGGTGTCTATTCTACCGTACTCTCAGAAGCAGCTATTCGTTTCCAAGCAGAGACAATGAGCGAGACTTTCCCCGCAGCAGGGCCAGTACGAACTAAAATCCTGGGGGAAGAGACCAAAGAGAAAGATGAAGCCGCCGCCCGCGTAAAAGCAGATATGAACTACGAGCTTACGGAGCGTATGGTTGAGTACCGCCCCGAGCATGAGCGTATGCTGTATAGTCTGGGTCTTGCTGGTTCCGCATTTAAGAAGGTATATTTTGATCCTAATATAGGGCGGCAAACCGCCATTTATATACCCGCTGAAGATGTCATAGTTCCTTATGGAGCATCCCATATAGAAAGTGCGGAACGTGTTACGCATATCATGCGTAAGACTAAAAATGACCTAAAGAAGTTACAGGTAAACGGGTTCTATCTGGACACCGACTTAGGGGAACCCCAGCCATTCCGTACGGATATTGAAGAACGTAAGGCCGAGGAGGGTGGCTATTCTATAACCGATGATGACCGGTATACTATATATGAGGTACACGCTGATCTTGTCATCGAAGGCTTTGATGACTGTGAAGATGAGATCGCAAAGCCCTATGTTGTTACTATTGAGCGGGGTACCTCTAATATTCTAGCTATACGCCGGAATTGGGACCCTGAAGACGACCTCAAGCTCAAACGCCAGCATTTCGTACATTATGTCTATGTACCGGGGTTTGGGTTCTATGGTCTTGGGCTGATACATATTATTGGTGGGTATGCTAGAGCAGGTACTTCTATTGTCCGTCAGCTTGTAGATGCTGGTACGCTATCAAACCTTCCAGGGGGCCTGAAGTCACGGGGTCTTAGGATAAAAGGGGATGATACTCCCATCGAGCCGGGTGAGTTCCGCGATGTAGATGTACCTAGTGGCTCTATACGGGATAATATCACTTTCCTTCCTTATAAGGAGCCTAGTCAGACATTATTAGCACTCCTTAACCAGATTACGACTGAAGGTCGTAGGCTTGGCGCTATTAGTGACATGAATATCTCTGATATGTCCGCAAATGCCCCTGTGGGCACCACACTGGCCCTGTTAGAGCGTACGCTTAAACCTATGGCAGCAGTGCAGGCACGCGTCCATTACGCCATGAAACAGGAGTTTAAGCTCCTCAAGACCATCATGGCAGAGTACGCATCTGAGGATTATGCCTATATACCCCTCCGTGGGGAAGTTGGAGCGCGTAAATCCGACTATGACAGCGTTGATGTCATCCCTGTAAGTGACCCTAATAGCTCTACTATGGCCCAGCGCGTAGTGCAGTATCAGGCTGTATTACAGATGTCTCAGTCTGCCCCACAGATATACGACTTACCCCAACTGCATAGACAGATGATAGAAGTGTTGGGGGTAAAGAACGCTGATAAGTTAGTTCCTGTGAAAGATGATATCACACCCACTGATCCTGTTAGTGAGAATATGGCAGCATTAGTTGGGAAACCTTTACGGGCGTTCCTATATCAAGACCACGACGCCCATATTACCACGCACACTTCGTTCATGCAGGACCCTATGATTGCACAGACAATTGGGCAGAACCCCCAAGCACAGCAGATTATGGCGTCTCTACAGGCACATATAGCTGAACACCTAGGGTTTAGTTACCGCAAACAGATTGAGGAGCGTCTTGGCGTACCATTACCACATCCCGATAAAGAATTACCCGAAGAGATTGAAGTCAATCTTGCACAACTTGTCGCAGATGCTGGTAAACAACTTACCCAAGCACATCAGCAGCAACAGGCACAGAAGGAAGCACAAGAACAGGCTCAAGATCCAATCTTGCAGCTTCGCCGTGAAGAAGTGGCAATTAAGAAGGCTGAAGTGGATCGTAAAGCCCAGAAAGATCAAGCCGATTCCCAGTTACAACAAGCAGATCTATTGCGGAAGGCCGAGAAAGATAAGGCCGATATAGCTGTATCAGCGCAACAATCTGAACTGGATAAAGCTGAATTAATGTTAAGTGCTCAAAAAGATAAGCTAAAAATTGACACTAATACTCAAAAAGAAGCGGATAAACTCGACCTTGAGATATTCAAGGCAGTGACATCTCCTTCAACGAATAACAGGAGATAGCAGTAGGTTATGGCTAATACCGTCTTTGGCGTGCTTATAGAACGTATCGAGGAACAAAAATCCTCTGCAGTAGAATTCCTTATCGGTGGTGGTTCAAAAGACTTCGCTGAATATAGGAATGTGTGTGGTTTGGTCCGGGGTCTTGAAACCGCACGCTCTCTAGTAGAAGACCTCTCGCGCAATTATATGGAAGATGAAGATGACTAAAGCAGCAACTAAACCCAAACTTGTCAAAATTAATGACCAAGAGTTGGAAGCGCAGTTACCTATTCCTGTTGGTTATCACTTACTTGTAGCTATGCCAGAAGTAGAAGATACCTACAGTGATACGAAAATCCTAAAATCTGTAACGACCATGCACCACGAAACAATCATGTCTATGGTTGGACTTGTACTAGATATGGGCGCTCAAGCCTATAGCGATAAAGATAGGTTTTCTACTGGACCTTGGTGTGAAGTAGGTGATTATATCATGTTTCGTGCTAATACAGGTACTAGGTTTATGGTTGGTGGCAAGGAATATCGTCTAATGAACGATGATTCTGTTGAAGCTACTGTTAAAGATCCCCGTGGTGTATCACGAGCGTAGGAGTTATTTAATGCCTTTTGAGAAAGTAGAATACGAGTTCCCAAACCCTGATAGCGACGATATTGAGGTAGAACCCTCTAGTGCTATTACTGTAGATATATCTGGTGATGCTCCCGTACCTAAAGCTAGACCTGATACCTCAAATAACGAAATAGAGATTGAGGTAGTAGACGATACACCGAAAGCCGATAGAGACCGTAAGGTGTCTGAAGCGCCAGAAGAAGTTACTGAGGAAGAGCTTGAGGATTATTCTGATAAAGTTCGTAACAGGATTAAACACTTCAGTAAGGGATACCATGATGAACGGCGCGCAAAAGAAACAGCCCTTCGTGAACGTGAAGAGCTTGAGCGGTATGCCCAGAAATTAGTAGATGAAAATAAAGGTCTAAAAACTTCTGTTAGTAAGAATCAGTCTGTTCTTTTAGACCAAGCTAAACGCACTGCTGGTAGTGAACTAGACGAGGCAAAACGTGCGTATAAAGAAGCCTATGAGTCTGGCGATACTGACGCAGTAGTAGACGCACAAGAGAGTATGACAACTGCTAAAATAAAAGCAGATCGTTTAGGTAATATTCAACTTCCATCTTTACAGGAAGAAGAAACAGCTTTAGAACAGAATACAACAGAACAATCCGCCCCAGTACCTGTTGATGAACGAGCTAACGAATGGGCAAAGACTAATACGTGGTTCGGTTCTGATGATGAGATGACAAGTTTGGCACTGGGGTTGCATAATAAACTTGTCAAAGAGGGTATGAACCCTCAAAGTGATGACTACTACGATGCTATTGATGCTCGTATGCAGCAGTTATTCCCTGAACAATTTGGGGAAGTAGATAAACCAGATAGGAAGACTTCAAAACGTCAGGCTAATGTGGTCGCACCCGCTACGCGGAGCACGTCACCTAAAAAAGTGACATTAACGAGAACACAGGTAGACCTAGCGAAACGTTTAGGAGTGGATCTTAAAGATTACGCCAAACAGGTTGCAATAGAAATGGTGAAAACAAATGGCTGAAAATCGTATTGATCGTGAACAAGTGTCTAGAGAAAAAACGGCCCGTAAGAGAGCTTGGCAAAGGCCTGAAGTACTACCTTCGCCTATTGACCAGCCGGGTTATGCATTTCATTGGGTACGTGTATCTACGCAAGGAACGGTTGACGCTACAAACGTTTCATCAAAACTGCGTGAAGGTTGGGAACCGGTCAAAGCAGAGGACCATCCTGAGATTACAATGGTTACCGTAGAACAAGAACGTTTTAAGGATAATGTTGTGATTGGGGGGTTAATGCTATGTAAGGCTCCTAAAGAATTGGTCGAGGAACGTAATGAGTACTTTGCAGAGCAAAGCAAGGCGCAAATTTCTTCTGTAGACAATAACCTTATGCGCGAAAACGATCCTCGTATGCCGCTCTTTAATGATCGGAAGACGAAGGTCACATTTGGCAATGGAACTTAACTAGTAAATAGGAGGCATAAGCTATGGCTTATCCTACAATCGACGGTCCTTACGGACTTCGACCAGTTAAGATGCTTAACGGCTCTGCCTATGCTGGTGCTACTCGGCTGTATCGAATTGCTAGCGGGTATGCTACTGACATTTTTTATGGTGATGTCGTTAAACTCGTAACTGGTGGCACTGTTGAGCGGGATGCCGCTGACGCTGCTATGACGCCAATTGGTGTCTTTTTGGGGTGCAGTTTTACTGACCCCGGTACGTCTCAACCCACATTCAAACAGTATTGGCCTGCTAGCACGGTTGCTAGTGACGCTGTTGCGTATGTTTGTGATGATACGGACGTACTATTCAAAGTTGCAGTCATTTCGTCTGCAGCTACCACTACGCCGATTGTAATGGCCGATCTTGCTATTACGGACATCGGAGCGAATGTGCAAATGGTAGACAATACTGGTAGTACTGTTACGGGCAATTCAAAAATTGCTGTTGACGATACTTCTGCCACTACAAATACCTTCCCACTTCGTGTAGTAGATGTTGTAACTGATACTAAAACTTCCGCAACGGCCTTCCCTGAAGTGCTCGTTAAGTGGTGTGCTGGTCATCAGTTTGACAACACAACCGGCGTATAGGGGAGTAATGTAAAATGGCTATTTCAAGAGCACAATTACTTAAAGAACTCCTCCCCGGCCTTAATGCTCTGTTTGGTATGGAGTATGCGAAGTACGGTGAAGAACACAAAGAGATTTTTGAAACAGAATCTTCTGACCGTTCTTTTGAGGAAGAAACGAAGCTATCTGGGTTCTCTGCGGCACCTGTCAAGGACGAAGGCTCTGCCATCGAATATGACAATGCTCAAGAAGCGTGGACGGCTCGTTATACGCACGAGACTGTCGCGATGGGTTTCTCTGTTACTGAGGAAGCTATTGAGGATAATCTCTATGATTCGCTTTCTGCTCGTTATACGAAAGCGTTGGCTCGTGCTATGGCGTACACGAAACAGGTCAAAGCGGCGGCTATCCTTAACGATGCCTTCGACACCACCTACGGTGATGGTGTGGCACTTTGCTCCACTGCTCACCCACTTGTCTCTGGTGGGACTAACGCGAATACGCCCTCCACGGCGGCGGATCTTAACGAGACTTCTTTGGAAGCCGCCGTTATTTCCATCTCTGGTTGGACGGATGAACGTGGCTTGTTGATTGCTGCCCGCCCTGCGAAGCTCATTATTCCACCCGCCCTGCAGTTTGTTGCTTGCCGGGTTCTGGAGACTGAGGGTCGTGTGGGTACGGCGGACAACGACGTTAACGCCCTTAAAAACAAGGGTTCAATTCCTGAAGGTTACGCGATTAATCACTATCTGACTGATACGGATGCGTGGTTCCTCACGACTGATATCCCGAATGGATTGAAACACTTTACTCGTACAGCGATGCAGACATCTATGGATGCTGACTTTGACACGGGTAATAGTCGTTATAAAGCTCGCGAACGCTATTCGTTCGGTGTATCTGATCCCCTTGGGATTTTTGGTTCACCCGGCGCGTAAGTATTCGGCGTGATATATTAAGGGGGAGGTACTTGCTATCTCCCCTTTTTTATTTTATATTTAACTTATTCCTGACAGTTACATTGTGTGACTGACACTAGCCTAGACAGGAGCTAATCATGGCTAACACAACTTTTAGCGGTCCCGTCCGTTCTAAAAACGGTTTTGAAGATATTACAGTTGCCGCCAATACTGGCGTTGAGACTACGAATAGTACTTATGGAGAGAACGCCTCAATCGGCGGTACTCTTTCTGTAACGGGTGCAATTTCGGGCACGTCAACACTTACTGCCAGACGCTCTATTAACACAGATTTCAACGCGGCAGGGGCAAAAACAGAGACCTTGACGGCGGCCCAATCAGGAACTTTGTTTTTGATTAACGGTGCAGCAGCAAATATTGTTAACCTTCCAGCGTTGTCCACAGGTAATGTAGGTGTGACGTATGACTTCCAGCTTACTGTAGCTGTTGGTGGGAGTGTAACAACCACATTCGTACTGCCGGGTAGCGCAGTGTCTAATTTCCAAGGTATGCTGTCGCTTGTGGCGGGTACTGCGGCTAATGCCGTTAGCGATGTTGCGGGTGATACATTGACCTTGCCAAATTCAACGGTGGCTAATGCCCGCATCTCGATGACCTGCGTTGTCGATGACGGAACCAACTCCACTTGGATGGCGACAGCCCTATCTACTCCTATTGCGACTATAGCTTAATAGGTCTAATGGGTGAGGGCCTAAAAATCCTCACCCTTTTTAAGGAGGATCTACATGTCTTCTGACATTCAATCTA